CGCACAAGAGATCATGGAATCGTTACCGCCGTCGCTATCGCGCATCGTCACCGGGGGCACCGACAAAAAAGAGCGGCGGCAAATACTGGCCGATTTTAAAGCGCAGCGAGTGAAGTATCTGGTCAATGTGTCAGTGCTAACGACAGGCTTTGATGCTCCTCACGTTGATGTGGTGGCGATTATGCGCGCTACGGAATCGGTATCGCTGCTACAGCAAATTATAGGACGTGGCCTGCGATTGCATGACGGCAAAAAAGATTGCCTAATTCTGGACTATGCCGAAAACATCGAGCGGCATTGCCCCGGCGGTGACGTTTTTGAACCGGATATTCGCGCCAAGCGGGCAACGCCTAGCGAGCCGATGAACGTCAAATGTCCCATGTGCGCGCACGTAAATACGTTCGGCGCACGTAAAAATGATGAGGTTTTTGGTGTTGACGAGGAGGGCTATTTTACCGACCTAGCAGGCCAGCGCATTGAAGTAGCTGAAGGCCAGCCGCTGCCAGCTCATTACGGAAGGCGCTGCCAGGGTGAAGTTTTGATTGCAGGGCATCACAGCCAATGCGGGCATAAATGGAGCTTCAAGCAGTGCCCTGAGTGCGGCGGTGAAAACGATATTGCGGCGAGGTATTGCACGACCTGCAAAGCTGAGATTATCGACCCGAACGAAAAGCTACGCGAGGAAGCCATTAAAATGGCCTCCGACCCGTACCGCTTACGCATTGCGCCTATTACCGGATGGTTCGCGGTAGAGCATACCAGTGGCTCGGGCATCCCGATGATTAAAGTGCGCTATGATGTGGACGAACACCCGCACCATTTGTACGACTACATCGCACCTGAGCATAACAGCCACTGGATGCGTAAACGCGCTGCCGATTGGTGTATGGCGGTATTTGGTGAATCGCTACCGGACAATCAAGCCATCATTGACAGCTTTAGCGATGCGACACGACCAACCACGATTGCATTCGCCAAAAAGCGCGGAAGCAAGTTTTTCGAGGTAAGGGGGATTGAATGAAGTTTCCAGCAGGTATCAAGGTGTACGGCGACACCAGTTTTAGGGGCAAGTGCCCCCTTGAGTCTGCCGAGCAAATAACGTTCTTTAACCAGTTGCGCTCAAAATACCCCAACAGCTATGGGCGAATAGCACTGCATCCACGCAACGAAGGGCAGCTAATCGGCAGGCAGCATAGCAGCATTGACAAGAAAAAGGCCGAGGGCATGTCGGTAGGCGCGTCAGACATCGTTATTCCAGGCGCTACCTCGTTTGTGTGTGAGCTAAAGCGCCGCGACCACACAAAGTGCAGTTGGCAGGATGGTCAGGTCGAATACCTTGAGGTAGCGCATAACGCGGGTGCTTTTGTGTGTGTTGCGCTCGGATGGGAAGCGGCATGGCAAGCGTTTAGCGATTGGCTATCAACTCAAGAAACCCAATAAACAAAATCAATTAGCCACCCAGCGCTAGGGGTGGCAGTATTTGGCAAGCAAAATAGGAGGCAACCTATGGCTATTGAATTGTTGCAAGGTGATTGCCTATCAAGGTTTCCGGAAATTCCGGATAACTCAGTTGACCTAACGGTCACAAGTCCGCCTTACGATAATCTGAGAGCGTACAACGGCAACAATGCACTATGGGGCGAGCATGTATGGCGCGCAGTAATCGAGGAGCTATACCGAGTCACAGCCGAAGGCGGCGTAGTCGTATGGGTAGTCGCAGACGCCACTGTCAATGGCAGCGAAACAGGCACCAGCTTTAAGCAGGCGCTTCATGCGATGGAATGTGGTTTTCGACTGCATGATACGATGATTTGGGCGAAGCCGAACCCGATACCACGGACGCATAACCGCTATGAACAAGCATTTGAGTACATGTTTGTTTTTAGTAAAGGAAAGCCTGCCGCATGGTCGCCGGTAAAGGTGCCAAGCAAGTTGGCTGGAAAGCCGCGAACCGGTACGATGCAGCACGACGCATCTGGCGTGAGATCGCCAAAGCATAAAGGCGGCGAGGTTTCCGCGCTCAAGGTGCCGGGCAACGTCTAGATGGCTGCCGGGGAGTCTAAGACCAGTCATCCAGCTCAATTCCCGGAAAAACTAGTTCACGACCACATAATAAGCTGGTCAAACGAAGGCGACACTGTGCTCGATCCGTTTATGGGTAGCGGGACTACAGGAAAAATGGCTAGGCAGCTATGCCGCAAGTTTATCGGTATCGAGCTAGACACTGAATATTTCAAGATTGCGGAGGAGCGTATCAATGGCGCTATCAGCGAGTGAAAAAGAAAGGATCATGCAGGCTCGCGGCGAGTCATCTTTGTTCGCGCAAGGGAGTACGATCATCCATCACCCCGTCGTGGACGGAAAGCCAGTAACAATGGTCTCAATCAGCGGCTTAAGCAAGACCCAGGCCGCTGACTATTGTCGGGGGATATTCGGCAAGCGTTTTAGTGGGTTTAAAAAAGGAGGCTAAAAATGGCTGTAGAAATACTGCACGGCGATTGCATGGAGTATATGCGCGGCCTGCCAGATGATGCGTTTGACCTAGCGATTGTTGATCCGCCGTATGGGATAGATGTTGCCAATATGAACATGGGCGCGGGAAAGTCGGCTAGATGCTCGAAACTAGAAAACCGAAAATGGGAGGCGAAAGATTGGGATTCATCAATCCCTAGTAATGAATACTTTAAAGAGCTTTTTCGCGTTTCTAATCGTCAAGTTATATGGGGCGGCAATTACTTTAACTTACCGCCTAGCCAATACTTTGCAATATGGGATAAGGGCGAAGGAATGCGCGGACGAAGCTTTGCAGAGGGCGAATATGCCTGGGTTAGCGGCGGCGGTACGCGCATAGCGCAGATTAACCCTGTTGATAAGGCGCGCATCCACCCCACCCAAAAGCCCGTAAAGCTCTACCAATGGCTTTTAGCCAACTACGCCAAGTCGGGCGACCGCATACTTGATACTCACCTGGGCAGCGGAAGCAGCGCCATTGCCGCCCATTACGGCGGGTTTGATTTCGTGGGCATAGAGCTAGATGAGGATTATTACCGCGCCGCCTGCGAGCGTTTTGAGCGGGAGACTGCACAGCAGGCTATGTTTTAGTCATGCACCGAACCACATACTACAAGCGCCTAGCCGCTGGCTACGACCACGAACAGGCGCACACACTACCAAAACACTGCCCGCGATGGATGCGGGCAATTGAGGAGCAGGAAGGGCAGCCGTTGCGCGATATACTGGCAGCGGCAGCAAGGGCAGCACCACAGACGGGATATACTTGCGCTGACTTAGCCCGAGAATGGGGGCTGCATAAAGACACGCTGGGCCACTGGTGCCGAAAGTGGGGGATACGGTTTCCCATTGGTGCCAGCGCTAGGCAAAAAGATGCCGCCAAGTCTACGATTGATAGGGTTAATCGGAGGAAGCGAAAATGATTACCGTAAAAATCACAAAAACGCAGCGCATTGATGACCGCGCGGTCACGGACACCACTGAGCTAAAAGGCGATGCAGGCGAAGTGCTGGCATTGCTTGATGAGCTAGGTCATACCGTGCCGATGACGGATGATGAAAAGACCGATACTGTTCACTGAGGAGGCAATATGTCACTACTAGCCGGACAACACCTACACGACCTAATCGACGCAGGCGTGATTGATGCACTACACGAGAACGTTAATGCCAGCTCCATTGATGTGCGCCTGGGGAATGCGTTTCAATTTGAGCGCAGAGAAGGTGGTGTTGCGTATCTATCAACCAAAGACGCGCTGAGCTTTTTGCCTAACGTATTTGAAGATGGCGAGCAGATACGCATCCCGTCAGGAGCGTTTTTCCTGGGCCACACGCTTGAAACGTTCAATCTGCCAGAGAACATTAGCGCTGAGTTCAAGCTACGCTCTAGCGTGGCGCGCAGCGGGTTGCAGCACATGCTAGCAGGGTGGGCTGATGCAGGTTTTAACGACGCACAGCTAACTCTTGAGTTTAAGAACGTGACGCAATTCCACGAGTTAGTGATTGAGCCGGGCATGCGTATTGGGCAGATGGTGTTTTACCGTCACGACCCCGCGGGCGATAACAGCTACGCGGTTAAGGGTCGATATAACGGGCAGCGTGGCGTTCAGGCTAGCAAAGGCGTTCGATAGCCAAAACCTAATGCATCGCCGCAACCCCATAAACACAATCAATTAGCCCCGCAAGTGTGCGGGGTTTATAGTGAGTACATACACAGAACGCAGCAACCAAACACCAGGAGAAACGACATGAACGCACAGCAAATCAAACTAAACGAAAGCATTATTCGCCACAACCGCGCAGAAATTGCCAAGATTGAGCTTGAGCTACAAAACCCCCGCATTCGTAAGGTTGAGCAGCGCAAGCAAATAATTGCCGACCTTCAACTTCAGATTGAGCAAGCCCAGCAGCTTTTAGCCTCTATTTAAACCAACACGCCCCGAAAACGCGGGGCCATAGGAGACACAAATGAACGACCAACCCCAGCTCAACCCCGACATCGTTATCGGCAACGCCACAGTAGTCGGCACCAGAGGTGGCTGGGCGATCCCAGGCGGTCGCGTTGTCCGCGATAAGGCACAGGCCCGAATGTATGCGCGACGCATGGCTAATATGATGACTGGATTGGAGGTGGTGAAATGAGCGAGTTAAAGGCGACGCCGTGGCCGTGGGCTGTTTACAGCGATGACGAGGTTTATTCAACTCAGGAAGGCACGGCAAATGGACATCCTATGGTTATTGTACCTGATTCTTGCTTAGGTAGAGATGATTTTGATTATGAAGACAAGATGCCCAGCAAAGCACAGTGCCGTTATAACGCCCACCTAATCGCCGCCGCGCCTGAGCTTTATGAGGCGCTTGATAAGCTAAAATCGAGCTATGAGGCGCTGGCGCATGATTATGAGTACGCGGTAGGCGCAGGTGATATTCATCCATTGCACGCTGAGCATATCCAGCGTTGCGCCGCCGTATTAGCCAAGGCCCGGGGAGAACAGCCATGAGCGCAGCTTACGACGTACCCGACCACATGCTAGACGACATCGACGCAGATGCCCGCGATGCCCGCGACCTTGAGCAAGAGGCGGCCCGCGCTGCCGCTTGGGATGAAATGTTGAGCGATGATGGCGATATTAGCGAGGTGCTAGACCTGTTGACTGAGCATCCTATGGAAGTGCTGAACCTGCTGCGCGACTATCACCAGGGTTGCGACCTGCGCACCGCAGCGTATGAGCTAGCGGCCCGGCTGCATGAGTTGGCGGATGCGATTATTGAGAGGTCGTTATGAGTGATTGGGTAAGTGTGGATGAGCGATTGCCTAGTCTTGATGGATTAAAGGACTACCAGTGCGGCGTAGAGGTTCTGGTTTCTGACGGTAAAACAGCTACATGCGCCCGCTGGGAATCCAACAAGTATGCACGAACAGAAAAAGGGAAAATCACGAGATGGGAAAAATCGGGAAGAATTTACTACGGCAAAGTTACCCACTGGATGCCACTTCCGGAGCCACCACAATGACCAGCTTCAACCCGCTTAAAGACATTACCAACGCCATCATACCCCACATGCCTGATACTACGTTCGGGCAAGGATTGGCGATTGGGGCAGGGCTGTTTATTTGCATTGGCGCGCTGCTGGGCATTGCAGCGCTGGGTTTTTGGATTTGTGAGAAGATGGGGTATTTGAAATGAACCGCGATGAATTGTTGACGAAGCTGGCGATGGAGCTGGGAGAGTGGCCTATTGACGTAGATCACGCTGTAAGCATATTGCCTGATTACGTTGGGATGAGATTTCCATGCCGAGAAATTACTCACCCATCAATCAGCCCTTTCGCTGAATATCAGATAGGTGAACAGCAATGGCTCCATCGCCGCACCGAACTCATCAACGAGCCTGATGATGCGGATGCGCCGGAGTGGGCGCGGTGGAAGGCGCAGGACGACCAAGGGTTCTGGGTTTTTTATGAACATGAGCCGTATGCACGGCAATTAGGATGGGCACCCAGCGTGGGTAAGTTTATGCCAGCCTCAGAAGGCAAAATCCCCGCAGGCCACGACTGGCGCACCACGCTGTGCGAGGTTAATCGGGATATGAGCGCAAATGAGCCAGTTATGAGCCGTAATGAGCCGCATGGCATCACGGGCGTAAAGCACCGGGTTGGTCGCCAACTCAACCCAATCGACAGTAGCCCGGAAGATTATCAGGAAGCGCAGGCAGCGATGGCGACAGGTGTTTGCAGCAACGGATCCCCATGCGGCCAAGACGACTACTGCGACGACTGCCCCAACGCGCCACATGCTCAAGAGGCGCGGCGGTTGTATGCGCAGTTAAATGATGCGGTTGGCGCATTTAAAAAAATGTGTAATCAAATGTCAGAAGAAATAGCAGCTCAGCCTATCAATGCTAACAACATCCTCAACGCCGCCGCGCAGCACATGAAAGACCGTGCCAGCGCCTACGACAAACCGCAAGGCGAGCGCAGTATGGCGGCCACTGTTGACGCGTTTAGTGCCACCACTGGCATTGCACTAACAGAAGAGCAAGGCTGGCATTTTATGGCATTGTTGAAATTAGTGCGTAGCCAGCAGGGCGATTTGCGGTTAGACTCGTATGAAGATGGCGCGGCCTATTTTGCCCTAGCGGGCGAGGCGGCAGCTAAGGATAGGAAATAATGAAAGGCTCATTGTTATTGTCGCTATGGGGGCTGTGTTTTATCCTTGCAGGAACTATAGGACTGCTAGAATACGATAAATCAGATACTCATGTTGGCATCATCCTTGTTGCAATATCGGTTCTTGTTAAAGCTGTTGAAAGCAAGAACCGATAATTTTAAAGCGCCAGCCCTGGGGCGCTAGTTAATACCAGGGCTTACCCAATCGCGGATCCAGAGGGGCAGAATATCATCCGCAGTGGTCATGCACCGACCTCCTCCGCGCAAGCGGCACTGCTTATGCAGTAGGTGCGGGAAGCCACCGTTCGCCCACACGATACGTGGGCTTTTTTACAACCAAAAAAGGAGCGGATCATGCTATTAGCAATGAGCAAATACGAACAACAGATATTCGAACAGCAACGCCAGCAGTGTCTAGCCGCAGGCTCGCGGTCTATCAAGCGGCAAATCAAGGACTACCCCGGGCGCGTCGTGTCTATTAAAACTGCTGAACAACGCATGCGGTACAAAGATATGTCGCTGCATGATGCGTGCGTGATCCCCGTTGGCACGTTTAAGCAGGGGTGGTGATATGAGAAGTCTAGACGAAACAGACTTAGCGTTTATACGTGAAACGTATCCAGACCCCTCGTGGACACTGATTCAGATAGCTGAAAAGCTCGATAAGTCAGACAGCACAGTATTGCGCGCCGCGCGCCGCATGGGGCTTAGTCGACCCGATAAGTTCCAATGCCCTAACGTAGACTGGGAAACGATTTGGTATTCATATCTTTCATGCAGGTCTTACAAGAAAGTAGAGGAGCAGACAGGCATTAGTCAGAAGGCTGCGATTAAGGCGGTAAGAAGAATGAAGGAAATGACCGAAGCAGAACGAATAATGCGATGGAATCGATACCGCGTTAAGCACGACATGCCCTTGTTTACCAAGTGCTAGTGGCCTACAATTTACTTGTCGTCAAACCCTCCTTGAAAGCACAGCTACTAACCGACGCAAAGCCAGCCCCGACCACCAATCGGGGCTTTTTATTACCGCCGCCGTGTCAATACGTTATCCAACAGCCCGCCACCCGTCGCGATGCGCGTCACTTTCTCGGCACTACGCCCAATGATGTAGCCGGACAGGCCATACTGCACGATATCGAACAGCGCCGTGACCGTTTCTTGCGATAGGTTTTCAGGCGTGAATCCGAACCAATAGCCACCCACCAGCCCTGCGAACCATAGCATTACCAACGGACGCCAGTTACGCTGTAACCACGATTCGCCATTGGCTTCCGCCGTTACCACGCTGCCACGCTGCTGGATAAGTGCCTGCGTCAACGACGCCTCGATTTCACGTAGCTTGATAGCCGCTTGCGGGTCTGCCTGCATCGCCGCTTGCACCGACTGGGGGTTATCGTCCACGCCCAATGCGCGAGCGATGAGAGTCCCAGCACCAGCACCAGCCGGGCCAGCAAGCACGCCGCCCAGAGCGGGCGCAGCTTTCGCCACCGTTTCTGCCACATCTCGCCAGTTCATCCAAGCACCTCAATGCAGCGCTCATAGCGTCGCTGTCTGTCATCTAATCCATTCGTGCCGCCATTAATCCGGCGCGTAGCGGTCACAATGTCGGCGCCCACAGGAACGTTGGTCACGTAAAACCAACAGGCTGCCAGCGCGCCCACACCCGGCTCTAGCAGCGAATCGGGGTGCAGCACTGGCTCACGGCTGTTAATCGCGTCGGCAAAGCGCGTGTAATTGTAACGCCCGGTTAACTGAATAGGGCCGCGTCCACGGAACAGCCAGCCATCGCCGTCTTTATCGTTACCCATGCGCCCGCCGTACACGTTATTGGCGAGCGCCTCGGGATTATGCGCGTACTGCGATGCGATGCGGTCGTTGGGGAAACGTGACGGCCAAACCTGCATTAACCGCCTTGCGCTGTAAGACAGGTTCTCTTCTAGCGTATTGAGGTCTTGGCTTTCATGCCCTACATGGGCAAGCAACATTGCACGGTCATCTCGGCGCACGTCGAAAAACTCAATAGCGTCATCGAATGCCACTGCCCACTGAGTAGGATTGGGGCATCCGGGCATACACGTGGCTAGTTGCTCGGGGGTGATATGGCGGTATGTTTCTGCGTTGTCGTAGATGCTCACCGTTGCACCTCCATCAGTTCATCAAACCTGCTGAGCAGTTCGCCATATTGACGATTGCGGCTAGCATTGCTTGACGCCAGTGAGTTGCGGATCTCTTGCTTTAGTTCGCGCATCTCTAATTCAACAGGGGCCACACGCTGATTAATGCGGTTATCCACCCAAGACTGAATCCCAACCACAGTTGCGACCAGCGACAGTATCCCGATGACGAACGCAACGAGCGTCCCAGCATCGATATTGGTTTCTTTCCAGTTGGGCATGTCATAGCGTTCCGGTTCTCAGTATTTAACTTGACAGTATAGCAAAAAAGCGCCACGAGGGCGCTTTGTGTCTTACAGAGTGCTAGCGGTTATGAACAGATCGTTAATGCCACTGGTATCTAGCCCCAGCGCACCACCCAACTGGTTAATCCACTCGCTCACGCGCTCAATGCTGGTGGCGTATTCCCACTCGATTTGCGCCTGCTCTTTAGCCGGGCTTTCGAGTGAGGCAATAGCGGTGTCTACTTGTGATAGCAAGCCTGCTTGCAATAGTGCTAGGCGCGCTTGGCGAGGTGTGATTGATTGCGGTATCGACGCTAAGCGGCGCTGCTCAATCTCTTCTGGCGTGAACTCCCGAGCGTTCCACGTCTGCTGCCATACGCCGTCAACTTGCTCGGGCTGCCCTTCGGTCACTACGTCGCCAGCGGGGCGCTCGGTTGGTTTAACTGTGGCAAAGCCCAAAGCGTTAAGCGTCGCTTCGTCAGGTTCTTTAGGTAGGCTGACATTAGGATTCGCTTGGTGCACTTGGCGTAGCGTTAGCGGGTAGTCGAGTGTTTCTTTATTGATGTACATAGTGTCTCCTTATTCGGGGGCTTTTATTGCGCAATAGATGTAGGTTCCGCCGCTGGCGTTAACGTTTACATCGGTAGTTTTCGGCTGAAATCCTGTTGCCGCGAAGTCAATATCGCGCCCCGCGGCCTCTGCGTCAGAGGTGTTGGGCTTAAGGTAAACGTTTCGCGGATTAACTGTGTCGCGCTTATAATCGTGGATAAACCAATCGCCCGTTGAATCTGTGCGCTTAACCAACAACCACTGCGGCTCCCACCCAAGATCAATAACCGGTCCATTTGTCGAGCCATTTCCCACATAACTCCCACACTGGATAATCCCGCTATCGCTAGGGTCGTGGGCGAAGAGGTAGGCAATGTAGGAGCCGCCGGAGGCGTTATTTACGCCTCGCGTTGTAAATTCGGATTTGGAAGGTTGGATATACGACGATCCGTCCCCCCAAACTGTCCCATCGTCAGGAGAAGTGAATTGTCCTGAGTCATTCAGTGCAGCACGTGCGTTACCGTCAATTCCGTTATTACCTTGGCGGTGCCAAACGTACCAATTATCCGCGCCATCCAACCGCTTAACCACAATCATCCCCGGTGCAACACCCAAATCATGCGCTATCTGCCGTCCCGCAACGCCATCCCCCGTATACTGCACAATGTCGAAGAACTTAGGGGCTTGGCGGAATGTCCAGGAGGCGTAGTTAATACCAGACGAATTGTAAGCAGTCGCTATTGAGAAACCATCTGAATTTAGAGACGTAATATTGGAGGTAGTCGAACCCTCAGAATCTGTTGTCTCAGACCTCAAAAATTTTGTTATCCCCCGAACAGAGTCCGTCAATACGTGCCCAATCACTTGATCTCTGTTTTTTTGCCAAACCAAGCCCCCTTTACCCGCCAAGTCAATCCCGTTAGTGGTCGTCTGCGTAGAGCCGTTGCCGGTGTATAAATCCGTGCTAAACGCATCCACAACATTAACTCCACGCTGAACAGCCAACAAAAGCGCCTTCTTAGCTATCCGCATTATCCAGCCCTCCCGTAAACATCGCCCGTTCCTGTACCCCAGAAAAGCAGCGTGTTAACCCCTGCGGCGTTTAGCGTGACGCCCATATCAGCGAATACTGTGCTAGTGGTGCCGTCGCCTATCAGCCAATTAACTACCGGGAACGTGATAGCAAACGCGCCGCCGTTGGTTAAATCAATTTCTAACTCCCAATCGTTTGTGGGCTTGTTTGTTAGCGCAATCGTTAGCGCGCCGCCTACCGTTAGTTTTTGCTTGGTTGCTGCGAGAACATCAAAACTAACCGTGCCTGTGCTGACGGTGCCTTTGTCTATTGTGTCGTAATTGACGGCATCGACAGTTAGTTCGTTGCCCGCCATGTCGATAGGCTGTCTGACAATTAGCTCGTCAATCGTTAGCGCAAAGCCCGCCATGTCGATAGCGCCAGTGGCATTACCAGCTAATAGTGGGATTTTAGCCCAATCACCCGATACACCCGGCTCACTAGTCGTTACGTCCGCTAGATTGTTTAACAGTTGCCAATATGCGTTATTGTGCAGCACGCTTGAGGGAACATTTAAAGCGCCCGTTAGCGTTGACCACTGCCCTTTAAAATTAGCGGCGCTGGTGACAATTTCCGCTTGCGCTTCTGCATCCTGCGCATAACCGCGAGCGCCCTTTAAGCCTCCGCTAATAGCTGTTAGCTCCGTTGCCCAGCGCTTTGCAGATTCTTGCGTTGCGCCATTCGCCCACTCTTTAGCGCTACCGCTCGGAACAACCGACCCACTAGCATACTCTTTAGCCGCGTATTCTGTGCCATCAACAGTGGCTCCGGTATCGCTAGCCCAGCGTTT